TTGTCAGAATCTGGTGATGCAAAAGTGTCGACAAGAGTTGCCTCGTTATCTATCAATACTCTTTGCTCTACCGGACCCCAACGAAAGTTTCCGACAATTGCGCCTGTAGTTGACTGCACGTTTGGAACGCCACCAGTCAGATCTATCTCTTTGACGACAACAGCCGGCGATTGAGACGGTGTTGAAAGTGCCATTTATCTTTCCTCTGTAAAAAAATTATATGGTTCCATAATACGAATAGTCAACTTATCATTATTTATAATTTTATTACTTTATAGTTTCAGGTCATCCGGATCCCATACGAATCGCTGGGTTTCATCTTCTCTTATCTGCCACGGATCTGTTTGATTTACAATCTGTTCTGAATAGTCTTTACCGTCATCGATAACTCCAAACGGTACAACATCATCTTCAATTTCTTTCATTCTTTGTTTAAATAACATATCTTTAAGATTAATATCTGTCATGTCTGCAAAGTATTGAGTCGATACGAAATAGCCGAACATGACAAGATTCATCATGAGGTCGTCATGGTTACCGTCACTTGCTTCGTATGATTGACCTCGAGCCTCAAATGTCGAGATCTCGAGAATCGTTTGTTCGTCAACAATATTGAGTTTATTATTTTCGAGAATGTCTTTGATGGCAGAACAGCCAAGACGCTTTGTCTTTCGATTGATTTCGATACCGAGTGCATTCGCTTTAACAGCAGACTCGACATGCATGTTCTCGTATTCTAGATCATGGTATAATCCATTACAAACTACAGACCCTTGGTCATTCGATTCAATTACTACATAAGCATCATTGTAGGACTTAGCGTACTTATATATAACATTAGGGAAGAGTATCGGAGAGATAGTGTTGTTGCGATATACAGCCACCTGCTCAAAAGGTCTTGTGCTAATATCGAGTAAATTAAAAGTAGAGTAGTCCTGTCCTCTTCCCTTACTTACGTCAACGGTCATAATATATTCATGACCTTTTTCTGGTTCTTTATAAACTTTCATTAAACCGCCTTCGAGCAGCTTTACGTAAGGTTTTGCTCTAAGACTTAAAAGACAGTCAGCAGATACTAAAGTATCACCGGTGCCGAAAAATGTATTACCGAATTCCTGATCAAATTGCAATTGACTGGTGTTCGAGATCGTTTGCTCTTTCCAAGCCTTATCACGACCTGGTACATCCCACCAATCGACTCTAAATGATTTAAATTCGTTTACTCCTTGTACGGCTCCTTCCCAAATCTTATGAAACTGGTTACCAATTCCATTGGCAGTCGATGTAATAATCACCTTTGTTTCTTTACCGGCAGACACAACAGGATAGGTTGACGTATAGAACTCTGCTGCTCTTTCTACGAAAGCAAACTCATCGAGATATAGAAGATTAACTGACATACCACGAATAGAGCTACCAGAAGTCGCAGCTGCAATGATGCGACTGTTATTACTAAATTCCAAAGATCCTTTATTGAGTGCTTTGTTGCCGGGCTGCAGAAAGAACGGTAGGTTCTCAAGCATAAGCGTGATACGAGCCAGCATCTCACGCGCAGTTGCGCCTTTATTAGCGAGTATAGCGATCGTTTTCTCAGGATTAAAAATGGCAAACCATAGGAGGTATGCACACGCACTGATTGACTTGCCAGATTGACGACATGCGAGAACGACATTGAATCGATTATCCTGAAAATGGTTAAACATATTTTCTTGATAAGGATACAGATTAAAATTAACCAATCCCTTATCAAGTGCAATGACTTTAATATATTCTCGAGCGAAGTATATAGGATCATCCATACACTTCTTATATTCTCTTAAAAGTTCAGGTGTCCATTTTTCTTGTACACCGTCTCTTTTAACATTAGGATTCCCGAGATAGCTCTGATTCTGTTTCAACATCAATGATATCATCGCCTTGTCTTAACATTTTCTGAATATCAGCAGTCGAACCGAGATAGTAATTGTTCTGCTGATTTTCCACTTGCGCAGGCTTGTCAACCTCATCCATTTGTTTCTGTTTCTTATTTAGATCCATCAATCGGTCATTGACATCAGAAACATTTTTAATCATACCCGAAAGTACTTCATATGCTCTTGGATGTTCTGATTCGCGAGCAACCTCAATCATATTTTCAAGAGCGTCTTTACCTTTTTCGATCAACTCATAATATGTTTCTCGAGAATAATCGTAATCGTTTTTTACATTATCTCTTTCTTCAGCCATGATCTATTCCTTAAGAGCTATCTCCAAATGCCAACGAAACATCTGTGTTAAATCCGAAATCACTATCAGGCATGCCAATGATAGTTGTCGGATCTGGTGTAGTTGTAATCGTTTCGAGTAATACGTCTGAATCCAATCCGGCACCTTGATTTTGTAGGAAAACCTGTGCTTTTGATAAACGAATCACATCGCTTTCTGTAACAGAGCCGTAGAATGAAACTTTCATTTCAAAGTCAAGAGAATAAATGATAGTGCGCCTTTGTTCCATAGCGCCATCAAAGTCATCCTGAAAAGATAATCCTTGTATGATAATCGGAATATCTTCTTTGAAATCAGGATATTCACTTGGAAACGGTTTGATTGTTAGAGTATACTGAGGGTTAAAGGTTGGAAGAATCTGTTCTACAATTTGCAGAGCGTCATCTTGATTCTTCGCAATGATATTCAGTTGAAAATTAATATTGTAAGGTACGGGTGAATAAAACTTCTGTCTTTGCTGAATTGAAGATCCGGCTGCTTTAAAGTTGCTTAACTTCGTAAGTTGACGTGTATTGTCATATGTAAAGCTTGTAATCTCAAATGACATTCGTGGTAACTTAAGTGCAACTTTTGTATCACCTAAAAGCTCAGGATTCTCTCTAATTCTTTCAAGATATTTCTGTCTTGGAGCATATGCAAGTGGCACCTTGAGTTGGTTGAGTACACCTCCCGAAGAGTTTTTACGAATCACATAGATGTTGTTAAACAGTCTGCCAAACAACGAGACTGATTTACGTATCTTTTCATGATAGAAGTATGTACCAAACACTACTGATTCTCCGGATCACCAAATGGATTATCTTCTGAGAAGTCAAGGAAGTCATCAGAAATTGAACTGAACGTTTGATTTTGTTCTGTCTCAGATATCTTATTATCTTCGGTCACTGATTCAATAATTAATCCGCTTGTTGTATTATTACTCTTATTTATTAATGTGCCTGTTGTGAAAGGTGGTAGTATATCTGTCTTCGCAGCAAAGGAATGAAGCTTACCGTCATCTGCACCGACATGTGCAAGGTGCATAATCTGAGATGAATCACCTGCAGAATCAAGAGTAATCTTTTGAATCTCACCGCTGACCTTGACACCGCTTGTAAGAGTTTGCTCGACTGTATCACCGATAGCAAAATCGCTATCAACTACATGACCGCCAGTAAACTTTACGATCGGCGCTGAAATATACATCGAACCAGAATCTGTGAGTGTAATTGTATCTACACCACCAAAGCTATCGATTGTACATGTCGCTGCGGCTGAATCATTCTCGAACGGTTGGAATAAATCTAAAGATGATCTAAACCAGTTGCCGCCATTTGAATCATTTGTAAAGAGAGCAGAGATTTCTGTCGAAAGCGAGAAGTCAGCTCCTACGCTATCGATGTAGAGATTATCGATATAGAAACCGCTTGGAGAATCAAATGACACAGAACCTGTACCATAAGCTCCAATGAGTTGCTTACCGAAAAGAACACCAGAATCTGATGTTATACCTCCGAAATGAGATCCATTAGTATAATATACTCGAGTGCCATTGATTGCGACTTCACCTCTACGACTTGAGAATCCACTGTTTGCGCCATTAAACGAGAAAATAATATGATTCCACTGATTCTCTGATATGCGATCTGAATCAGTTAATCCTCCTTGGTTTTCCCAAGTTGTGATTGTATTTGCATTTTGTAGTTTGTCTGTTGATTTAATTCTACCTAAATTATCAACACCGAATCTTCTTCTATAATTAATTCCACCGCTTTGACTTCCCATTTCCCATAATGGTTTTAAGTTTGATCCGGCAGAATCAGGTAGCCCACCAGAATCTACATACAACCAAAAAGCAACGAAGCCGTCTAGACTTTCTGCAGTTGAATCAACAATGTGAGAAAAACTAAATGAATCTGCGCGCAGTGAATTATCACCGAATTTTACAAAACTATCTGATGTATGATCGACAAACCCGCCGATAAACTCTATATTCGGGGCAGTTGTATAGTACCGCCCAGAATCGACTCTTGTTACTGATGAAACACCTTTGAGTAAAGTCATGATAAGGTCACCGTAGCTGTAGCATCTTTAGGTGCTCTTACCTTCACCTGATACTGATAGGTCATTGTTTCTTCGATGTCTTGAATATCATCCACGCCTGTATCGAAGTCTTCACCTGTGTATTCGAACAGAGTACAACGTAACTTAAATACCGGTAGATTTTCAATCTGATAGAATGGCTGTTCGTGTTCTACATGCTGAATCTGGAACATCTTTTTTGTAAGAGGAATAAAGATGAGATCACCTTCAACAGGTCGATCAGCGACAATATCGTTATCAGGTCTGCGAACCTGTGCCTCAAATCTTCTCTTCGCGACAACTAATGTCACTTCATCTCGTATCTCAACGCCGAACCTTGTAAACAGATCTCCTTCACCATCGAAACCATCAACATTCTCAATGTACATTTCAATCTTATGAGACTGTGGAAAGCGAGATGTCGGATCGTCTCCGAGCAATGTATCTTCATTGACCAGATCTCTCGGAAGATAGTACAAATCCTGACCATAGATCTTCAGAGACTCGATAACGAGATCTTCATAAAGCTCCATTTCGGATCTGACTTT